GCGGAGTTAACCAAATGGCACAATGCCGATATAATATATAGACCACCAATTTGACGGTCAATATCGTCATTCTTTGTATCCTTCTGTGCGGATGGTGCATCAAAATAGATTGCGTCACCTGCGTGTAAAGAGAAGTCACCAGGAATAGTAATCTCAATCTCAGAAGCGTACAGTTGATTATAACGCATGATTGCCTGATTGGTAATCAGTTCAGGTCTAAAGTTTGGATCCTTTGACTTTTCGATCTGCTGCTGACTTGATCCTGATGGTAGAGTTCCAGTGTCTTTAACGATGTAAGTTGTCCTTGAGAACTGTTTGTTTTCTCCTTGACGATTGAACTCTGGATTCATAACTGGCAATTCCTTACCACCTTTCTTTAAAGAATCCTCAACTCCATCATCTCCTGTAGCTTTTGGATTCAAGACTTCATACTTACATGTGTATGGATCAAACAGAACAATTCGTGTTGATTGGAATCCTGCTTGCATTTTCTCTTGGACGTTTACACGATTATCCTTAGAGAATGTCAGTGCTTTCATATCATATCCTTCTGGAATATTGGCACCTCTTCCATCAGGAGTTTCATTATAGATGATCGACTTTTTCTTTTCCTGACTCAGCAGAGTATCGATCGACTTAAAGTGATATCCCTTTGATGTCTCATAGAAGAAAAATCCTGCAGTCTTACCAGGTGTTACATCAGAAGGAGCGCACTTCTTGGATAACCAGTTCAATGTATAGTATGGTTTCCATTGTCCAGGGATCTCATTCAGTTCGGTTGCATCTTCAATATCAGTAATATCTTTCTCTGTTTCTAAGAAATTAGTTAGTATCTCTTTGACTGTCTCTGATGCTTTACCATCAAATCTCTTATTGATTCTAACTTCATCATTTAAAATATATTCTTTCGATACCAACTTGAGGTTAACCATTCCCTTTGTTGTTTGATCACCTGTTGGTTTTACTTCATTGACATAGAAAGTAAATTCTATTTGCTCTTCATTGTTATCTTTGATTTTAAAAATAACTTTTTCACTACCAACAATAGGTAATCCTTCAAGAGCACTCTTATCATCAACACCATTTCCAGAGTCAGTAAAAGTAACCGTTGCCATTACTGAGTCCTGAAGAAGACTCTCATAATACATCAACTGTACTGTACCATTTACGATGGATACAGTCTTACTTTGATCTTTATTTGAAAAGACATCCAGTCTCTCAATAAAAGCAGGAGTAGACTGAGCACCTGTTACTTTAGTATCTGCCATGGGTATTACCTCTTATCTCTATTTAACGCATATAAAGAATATCGTTAAAAGCATCCTTCAAAGTAGAAGCAATGTTTGGTAATGACATCTTCTTATCTTCACCACCATAACCACTCATATTCGATTGTGCTGCTGGTTGCATAACAGGGACAGGAATTACCTCTGGCATTTCATAGTCAGCATATGATCTCAGAACTTCAACGGCATCATTACCCTCTGCCTTGTTAAATGCATTCAAGAACCCAGGGAATGTTCCCTCTACTGCTTGTGTAGTATCATGATCAAGAACAAATTCCATACCACCTTTGTTCTGGAACATTCCCTTACCAATAAATCCACCCTGATCTTTTACCTCAATGTGCATGTGTTGAGGGTGTCCATATGATCCAGGACCAGACTTCTTACCATCTTTGTAGAATCCCCATGTATCATGAATCAGCATTTTGATTGCTGAATTATTTTCAAGAGAATTTAGAACAGGAAGATATGCTTGCTTGTACTCAGGATCTCCACCACGCCAGTTTGTTACATCAATTGCTCTGCCTTCATAGTGTCCTCTTCCTTTGTGAACATTAGAAACAGTTCCCTCTCCAGGAGTATATGTTCCTCCAGATGCTGTTGGAGTTTTGGTAAAGTCTGGGTGTTCTGCAACAGAGAATCCTTTACTGATAAGATCCTTACCAATTTTTACAATGTTATTACCAGATACTGATACGTCACTGGCAAGTCCTCGTGGATATGGTGTGGCAGGTGGTGATGGAGCTTGAGTTTTAGTTTCAGTTCCAGTTTTATCTTCAGTCTCAACGGGTTTCTTCTTATCAAAGAATGTATCATATAACCACTTACCTGCCATATCACCAGCGAGACCACCCAATGCACCACCAACAAAGTTTCCAACAACAGGAATGATTGTCCCAGCAGTAGCGCCAAGAGCACCAAAAATCGTAGCACCAATAGCAGCAAAAGCGGCTCTACCTACAGGTTCTTTAAATACAAAGAAGTTTAGTGCAAAATCAATCAGTCCACCAATGATTGGTATTCTCTTTACAATAGGACTGATGAAGTTCTTAAGGAACTTAAGGCCTGCTTTGGTTCCACCTTTTCCAAGGACACCAACTAATCCTTTTCTTGCAAGTTTAGTAGCAGAAGATCTACCAACATTTCCAAGAGTGCCTACAGCTTCTTTACCAAATCTCTTAATTGCAGCGTCTCTACCATAACGTTGAGCATATCTTCTTGCTGCACCACGAGAGGTAGTGCCTGCAGACTGCATTCCTTTTGGTCTACCCGCTTCAAAAGCTTCCTGTACCTTTGGTCTTATACGAGTTTTTGGTTTTCCTTTTAAGTTACCACCTCTTGCTTGTCTGGCATTTTGTCGTGATACAGCAGCAGTTGCAAGACCTGCAATCAATGCAAGATTTAGGAACCTCTCCAGAGTAGAAGTAAACTCATTGAACTTCTCTACTGCCTCTTCACCACCAAGATCTTCTATAAACTGCTCAGTCTTTTCATATGCATCAAATCCCGCCTTCAAAAATGTTCCAAGTGCATCGACTAAACCTATTGCAAAGTCGGTCATAAAATCAATAGCACCTCCAAGCAGTGGGACTATCTTTTGAAGTATTGGTGCAAACTCAACCAATCTTGTTAGGATAAAACCAAGGAGAACATTCTTGATAAAGTTCTTGATGCGATCAAAGAATCCTATTTTAGGGAGTGCTAATCCAGATTTTTTTTCTTCCCTACTCTTATCTCTGGACTCTAACTGTTTTTCACTGGCAGCACGTCTTTGAGTTTGTTTTTTCTTTCTTGCTTCCTCTGCCCTGATCTTATCAAGTGCAAGAGAACCTTTTAAGAGAGTATCTATTTCAATACATCTCTCTTTTATTACTACGATAGTATCTTTCTTTTCCTCTTCACCACCCGCAGGTTTTTTAAATGCCATCGGGGTAATTTTTGTGATGGCACTACCTTTACTTTGTGGAAGTAACTTTTGAGTTGATACTGCCATGAATTACACCGTGATTCCTAAGGTTTTAATCTTCTTAGGTGAAGACATTGCAGCAGCATCGAACACAGGGATATCTGATGCTTGTGACTGCTCAGTTTTCTGAGGACCCTGTTGCTGTCCCTGCTGCATCTGATTGTATGCCGCAGTCGATGAAGGTCTTGATGATTTAGAAACAGATGAAGTCTTTACTCCAAGTTCTTGTCTGATTTTCTTATAGTCAAACGTTGCCGCCGTGGCCGCTGGTGTTGCTGAAGATGCTTGTGTTGATGCAGATCCACCGCTACTAACATTACCTAAAGCAGAACCAGAAGATGAGGAACCAGATGCAGTGATAGCACCAGATCCAGTAGACATTGATGGTTCATATGTTATTTCTTGAGATCTTGCCTTCTCGACAATTGCTCTCTCAGCAGGAGTTGCTTTATCACTTGGACCAACCCAAGGGGAGATGCCACGTTCCTTAATCAATTGAAGTGCCATTAAGTCTTGCACTCCAGGACTGAACTTTGCATTGTCTGGAATACCTGCTCTCTCTGCTACTCCAGGCAGAGTATTACCAATGAACTGATATGCACCAACTGCATGAAGTTTTCCAGACTCTATCCACTCGGCATTAGATAGTGACCCATCATCAGATTGACGTTGCTTGATTTCACCAATTGTCATATCTGTAAGAGGTTTTTTATCTGGATTCCATGGAGCCTTAGTGATATCACCAGAGAATCCTTCAACACCTCGACCCCCCATGGTTCCAATTTGATTGACTGCGTTGTATCCTGCAGCGCCAGATTCATACTTTGCAAGAACTTGGAGTGCTTGTTTTTGAATGTCAGTTAAATTGCTACCAGATGTCTCAGTTCCTTCTGTGGCAGGTTTATCCTTACTGAATACTTGAAGTGGATCAAATATTCTTGCTGCCATACTTCTACCACCAGAGTATTCACTCTTGTCTTTAGCATCAGGAGCTCCATCAACATATCCACCAGCAGAGAAGTATCCATTCTTTGGTCTATTAGTTCCACCACCTGCAGCATTAATCATCTCCATGAAACCAGAACCAAATGTATTAACAGCACCACGACTCATGACAAACTCACCAGGAGTAAGCATGGCAGGAACTGTATCTGTTCCCATTGGTGCCATTCCGCCACCACTGAATCCTAACATGTCAGCACTGATTGGAGCACCAGTCATTCCACCAAATTCTCTAATCTCATCTGCCTGAGATTTATCTGGGTCTTCTGGATCCTTTACAACTGCTGTTCCTTTTTGGTTTGCTGCCACCATCGCAACGGCAGTTCCTGCAACCACTGCTGTTGCAGCAGCTGCAAGGGGATTTGCTGCTATTAAACTAAGAAGTTTTGGTATACCTTTACTTAAAAGTTTAAAGGTAAATCTACCAATCATGACAATCATCTTTGTCACAAATCTACCAACACCATTACCAAACAGAAGATATGCTGCAAGCAATGCTGGCCATGTCTTCTCTAAGAACTTACCAATTGCGTCTACTTTTTCTTTATTATCTTTATCAGTAAACCAGTCAACTAACTTTACGACAACTCTTCCTAATACGACTGTCTTAATAAAGTCAAATACTTTTTCAAATAATCCTTTGACTGGTGCAAGAACTTTACTTACTCCCTTTGCAATACCAGCAAATACATTAGATTCTAAACGTTTTTCTTTCTGTCCTCTTGCCTGTCTCTCTGCAGATTGCTTATCTTTTTTGGACTGGTCTGCATCAAATTCATTCTTTTCTATAAGAGTGTCACGAATAGACGTAACAATCTTCAGGATCTCATCAAGGATACTACCACCAGCAGCAGTCTCAGGAGCAACCTTGCTCACTTGCATTGCAGATGTAGGTCTTCTAATCAATGCACCACCACGACCCTCACCAGGTAATGATCCTGCTATCTTAGATACAGATGCTGATTGCTTTTTATCTAATACTTTATCTACAAAGTTTTGAAATCCTATCTTATCGTTTCTTTTCTTAAATCCTTCTTTTCTTTCTTCAGGAGATAATTGCTCACCACCAACAGTTCCCTCAGCAGTAAGTTCATTAACATACTGCTGGTATCTTTCTTCACCTAAGAACTTAGAACCGAATTTACTTGATGGCATTCCTTTGCTTTTGTTTTAATTCTTCTTCCTCAAGATGATGTTGTAATAATGCAACGTAGATGTCTCGTTCCCAAGGCATCAAGTTTTCAATCTCAGTTAATGAATATTTATGGTACTGTATCAAGGCAAAGTTAAGTCTGTAGTAGTTCTCCAGATCCATGTGGATCAGAGCTATGCGAAAAAACCCGCAAGACCCTCAATTACTACCACATTTTCTTTCTTTGTCTTAGGATTCTTCACCGTGATTGAGTGTGATAACTTAGGCATGGTCTCAAAGAACTTCTCAATCTCCTTGAACTGAGAGGAATTCATCTGCTCAAGGAAATCTACGATCTCTTTCTTGGAGCAATCCTCCACCGCCCAAACCTCATCTTCAGTGAAGATCTTATCAATACAAGTTGCAATCAATTCAAATGATTGATCCATTGCATTCTTATCATTAAAATCAAAGTTGTTCTTAATGAACTGATCAAGGGATGGATACTTCATCTCCATCATGATACTATCATCAACTTTAATTCTATTGGTATGCTCATCATTCTTCTGGACTTCGATGTCATCCAGATTAATTGTCACTGGGACTTGAGTCTCCCCATCATCGGGGCACGTCACATTGACTTCAATCTCTTCACCAACAGACTTGCCTCTGATGTTCAGGAACAGATATTCAATATCAAACGTGGGAAGTTCTTCTACTTTAATTCCCTTCGTTTTGATGCAGTTTTTAATGACGTTCTTGATTGCTGTCGTAATCTGCTTGGTGTCTTCACTCTCCAGAGCAATCACAAGAACCTTTTCTTCCTTAACAAGAAAGGGTCTGTACTCGATTGTCTTTCCTGTTGATGGCAATTCAAGTTCATATACCGGGGTGGCAATCTTTGGTAAAGGCATGATGTCCTATAGAATTTTTCAGTATTATTATTTATTAGGTGATTTGAGCAGATCTCAATAGATCATTTGCACCAAGTGGGAGATTATTTCTAAACAGATTAAGGAATTGATTACCATTAAAATCTGCTTGATCTCCAGGATTAAATCTGGCTGCTGGAAGTGGTGGTATTAGAGGTGCAGTTCTACTTGGAGTCTTCAATACAATGTATCTAATATAACTCATTGATACAGTAACCTTGAGAAGAGATGATGCTTCAAAGGAAACAGGCATCGATGAGATACTCAAAGGGAATGATCTAATGAATTCATATGTCAACTGCTGTTGATAATCTCTCTCAAACTTTATCACTTTTAATCCCTGGTCAGCAATATAATCATTGGGATACTTTACCCTATAATTATATTCTCTTGATGCAAGGTTTGGTGGTGCATCTTGAGTAGGACCAGTTCCTGCTGAGAATGGGTTGTTATCCTGGTCTTCATTCATAATGTAACTAATCCATCCCTCGAAGAAACGGATAGCTGTGTAATTCTGAGCATCAACATAGAAAGTCAGATCAATCCTATCATCAAACTGTCTTCTATATGCGTGCTTTTCAGTCACACCAGTGCGATCATTATTATTTTCAAGGGTTGCTAATTGTGATCCTGGAAGACTTGCCTCACAGCATGACAAATTTACATTCTCTTGGTCAGTGCCAAGAAAACTTCTAAGTTCTTGAGGAAAAGAAAGTTGTACCTCAAAATGAGAAGTAAGGGCAGGTCTTAGTAATTTAGATTTAATGTCTGATACAGACCTTGGAGTAGGCATCTATAAATAATTTTTAACCTTATATATTATGTATGGCAGAAAGTATCAAGAGTAAA